ATTTTAGATTTGACAGCAGCTTCAAAGATTGTAGCAGCTTTAGATTTGAATTCTTCAGAAAGTTCTTCACCATCAACCAATGCAGCTACATCTTCGTCTACATTAATTTCGATTTCTTCTTTCTTAGATTCTTCTGCTTCTTCCTCATCTTCTTCTTCATCTTCGTCATCAGCAGGGGGGAATTCCTCTTTCTTAGATTTCTTAGATTCTTTTTTAGACTTTTTATTTTCTTCCCAATCTTCTTCATCTTCTTCATCATCTTCGTGATCCATCTCTTTACGAGTTTTCTTGGATTCAGCTTTAGCAGATGCATTAGACTTAGAAGTTTTGTTTTCTGGCGATTTTTTCAAACCAGCAGTTTCATCTTCTTCACCTTCATCACGACCCTTTTCTGGATCAATTTTAACTTCGCCTGGAACGCCTTCTTCTTTTACCTTTTTAATTTTTTCTTCAATCTCACGATTTTCCATATTTTCAGCTTCTTCAATTTGTCCATTTTCTTCAGCCATTGAAATACTCCTTTAAACTATAAGTTGTTTATAAATTTTTGAAATAATTTAATCTTCTTTTCATCTAGTCTTTTGGATATTGTACTCTTAATCTCTTTACGAATATCATACTCAAGTTCGCCCGTCAAACTAAATTCTTTTCCTTCCATAATACCATTAACAAATGCATCTGGAGCACTTGGATCAGCAACAATATCAACTGTAGATAAAACGAAATCATTTTGAACTTCGTTTACTCCAGCTTTATTTGTTTTTACAGAACCTAGTCCTCTGGATGAAACACCCAAACGAACGCCCGATTCAAGAAGATTTTTTACAATCTTTCCATTAGGCGTATCTATTACTTTTGCTTTACCTACAAAGTTTTTACCATCTTCGTATAATTCTGTTATCATATGAGAAACCCTATCAAGATTAACAGTTGGGCCCATTGGATGTCCAAGTTCTCCCAAAGCTCTGTCTTTCTTTACAAAGTTCTCATTAAATGATCTTACTTGTTTTTTGAGAACATTGAAAGGATAAACTCTACCATTCTGGTTTTTGATATCAGATTGTAAAAAGATACCTTTAATATACTGTTGTTTGTTTTTACCTTCAACAATATATTCAACCTCGTTAGTATGTTCAGTTATAAGTTTCATTTTTTTCCTCTCATTTGTTTTAATCTTTCGTTTTCACCCTTCTTAACAGCTGGTAATAATTTTTTAGCGATTGCTTTAATCTTCGCTTTTTTCTTATCAAGCATTTTTTCTATTTGTTGTCTTTGTGCAAATCCTGTATCATCTTTACTTTTACCAGCGGCAATTTTACTTCTTAATATCTCACGAGCTTTTTTCATCGCTCGTTTTTGTAATTTTTCGGGCGTAGCTCTTTTACGCAAAGAAATCTCACGTTTCCTTTGAATAATCTTTGCTTTTTGTTTCATTATTCTACCACGCTTCAGTCGTTGCGCTGTAGTTAGAGCTTCTTCCATTTTATGCCTCTTTTGATGGTTCTGTATCGGTTTTTCCTATACTAACATATTTAAAACCACTTTTAAAATCTTGAATAGCATTAAATGCTTTGTTCTTCAACATATCACCAATACTAGTATTTGCTTTAGTAAATTTTTTATCCAATATATCTTTAATCATTTTAATTTGACCGTTTGAAACATCTTTATCACTCATGTTTTTTCCTTTCTGTTAAAACAAAAGAATCATCATTAATCTTTTCTCTTAATACATCTTCATTGATGTTATATTTTAATGAAGCCTCTGAAATCGCTTTATTGATTCTAACAATACCATATTGATCTGTTAAATCAAATGCGTAATAGACTGCTTCCATTAATTTACTTTCAGTCTTTTCTGAAACTTTATTCTTATAGTTTTTTATAAAACTAGAAGTCATCGCCACCATCTCCATCATCGCCAGGAAATTCTTCATCATCCGCTTTTTCACGATCAATTTGTTTATTGATCTCTTTTATATCCTCATCCGTTTGTCTGAGGATATTTTTACGAACCCACTCATTAGAAACATACTTACCAATGTATTCTTCCATTGATTGCATGATTTCAAATCTCTCTCTATAGATTTCGTTTTCTTTCAATTCAACGTAATGTGAATCTCTAGTCCAAACATAATCTATGCCATCTTTTATTTCTTCCCAATCTTCCTCTTTAATAATCCCTTTAAGGATTAACTGAATTTTAAGTAAATCTGTAAATAAAGAAATAAAACGATTTCTAATTCTTGTGATATATTTAGAAAACTTAATTTCATCTCTATTAATCTCAGATGTTCTTCCAAGATTGAAAGCAGTTTGTTCCGTTCCCTCTATTCTAGAGATAGGAACATTCAAAGACTGATAAAGTTTCTTTCTAAAATATTCTATATCTTCGATCTCACCAAGATTCTGTCCACTAGGTAAGGTATTAATCTCTGTACCTCTACCGCCTTCCCTTCGTGGCAACCAAAAATCTTCCAACATTGATAATTGTTTTTTCTGATCTTCTACTTCACCAGTAGATTGATTGTATACAACTTTCTGTTTATACTTATCCATAACAGAACGTAAATATTGTTCTGCTTTTAGTTTTGGTAAATTACCAACATCTATATAAAATATTCTTCGTTCTGGTGCTCTTGCTAAGCGATAGATAACAAGAGAATCTTCAATCATCCTTAATTGGTTATAAGGTTTAATTGCTTTATAAAGATAACCAATAACAACTCTTTTTTCTGCATCAATCATTCCTGAGTGAACGTAGGAAATTGCATCTGTTGTTACTCTAATTTCTTGACCTTGATTCCAACCAGGCATCAGTTGTCCAGTTGCCATGTCGGGCGTGTAAACAAAATATTCTTCTATCTTATCTACATATTCTACACCAGTTTCAGCGTGTTTTTCTTTTTTAACTTCTCTTACTTTTTTGATGTCAAGTGCATCAACTGGAATCAATGCTTTGATTCCCGCTTTCATATTTTCTGGATCAACAACAATATGATGATAGAGTTTACCATCAACATACCACTTACGGAAAATATCACTACCAACTTTATTAAAATTTAAAAGTTTTATTATGTTAGAATATTCATCATGTATTTTGTTAAGAATATTTTCTGGCATATCTATGTCAAGCGACAGTCTAACAGCATCTTTTCCGTATTCATGCAAAACAGCTTCATTAACTACATCTGTAAGTGCAAGATCGACTTCTTGAGTCATCGCCATTTCCCGATACTTTTTGATTAAAAGATTTTCATCCTTTGCATCAATATCAGTATTGAAATATGTTCCTACAAACCCGCCACCTTCAACATATGTTAAAGAACCATCATCATTCTCAGGCGTTACAAATGTTTTTTCTGTTTTCTTTTTTGATACGGTAAATCCAAATAAATCGAAAGCCATATTTTTATCCTTTATTCATTATGAAAATTAAGGGGGAGCGAACTCCCCCTTTTCAAAATTAGATACTACCTCGGATATTAACACCACCGAGATTAATCTGTCCAGACAATGCAATATCAATACCAGTACCATTAGCAGTACCATCAACACCAGCACCATCAATGGTGTAATTGTTAACTGCAAATGTTACTTGGAATTCTTCTACTGTATCGTTTGTTCCCATACCTAATTCGATAGCGGCACATTCAGTTGGGAATATATCTTGAATACGATATGTTCTCAAAACTTTACCTTCTCGACTTAGTTGAGATACAGCTGCATCACCATAAACAGCAGCATTACTAATTGAACTAATGTTTTGTGAATGTTCAGTAATAGCATTCATCCATTGTTCTATCTTTGTGCGATTAACCCAATTAGGATCATTCAAGATTGTTACTGTCCAGTCTGCGAATGTTCGATCACCTGGCACTTTAAGTTGTCGTCCACGATAATCTACATTAAATTGAGCTACAGTAGAACTAGGAATCTGAGTAGCTTTACCCAAGAATTCCAAATTCATCTGGCCAAAGATTGGAGCATTAATTATAACTTGAAAGAGATTAGGTCTTACCCCACCTCTGAAATTATTCTTAAAATCCGAAATTGTTGACATTGTTTATTACTCCTTTGTTTTTGTATATTTATAAGACTTATCCACCGATTTCTGAGAAAGATACGTCAGAACGAGCAGCGATAAAGTTCAACTGGATAAAGTTAATTGATCTTGTCGGTTTGATAAAAATATCTCCAACAAACTGATTAGAATCAACTACCTGGCCAGGATTATTTGAACTATCACAAACTACTTTGAAGTCTGTAATACCTCGACGCCCTTGTACCTCTCGTAAGAAAGGAGCAATAAGATTAACAAATTGAGAACGTGTAAACTCATCATTGAATTCAAATAACATTGACTTAGCAACGATTGAGATTGCTTTCTCAAGGATAATAAACAATCTTCGTACATTAATTCGATCAAATGCACTTGGTACTGTCTGCATTGTTTTATCACCAAAGAGAACTACACCAGAACCTCTTTGAGTAATAATCGGATTAATTGACAACTGATACATTGTATCTCGGTCTGCTTGAGTTGGCTCCCAAGAAAGTTTAACAACATTCTTAATTGTACCTCTTGTCAAACCAGCAGGACTCCACCATGTATCGTGTGTAAAATCTGTTCTTGCACATAAACCAGCGATATCACCGTTCATTGGAATGTAACGGAAAACATCATTATACGGATCGTACTGATACTTATATGCACTATCCATAATAGCGTAACTAGAAGAACCCAATGTTGTATTATCAGTTGTCAAAGAAGCAACTTGACCAGTTCCAGCATTAACAACAGATGACAAGTTTGGAGAAACACAAGCAACACAATCTTTCCTTACATCTGCAACATTGTCGATAATCCACCTACCAACTGTGGTATTACCCTCACCGCCCATGACAAGGTTAAAGTCAACAACTTGTGGCTCTACATAAAGAGCATAAGCTGCTGTTAACTCTGAATTTGTTAATACGTCTGTTTGAGCATCAGCTGTTCCGCCAGTCATTGATCCGCCTGGCATTGTTTCAGCGAGAGTTGCACTATCGAATGATTTAAAAGAACTTGATTTTGCAGAACCAGCATCTGCACCAGCTGCAACTGAATTATTTGTTAGTTCTGTTATATCACCTAACCAAACATATTCTGATTCTCTATTCAAAACTTCTAGAGCATAGTTTGAAGAACCATCAATACGTCTAGCATCAGATGCTTTACTTACATATTCGTGTCTTTCAAGTACGTTGCCTGGTGTTCCAGACATTAAACCATCTTCATCAACTACAACAACGTGCATCTCGTCATTAGAACCACCAGAGTTAGCACAATCAGTTGATGTGCCTGGAGCTCGATCAAAGTTGTTGATAAAGTATGCTTCAGTTGTAGAGCGAGCACTTGCCGCTTTAGCAGCTGCAACTCCCCAACCATGTGAGTCAATCGCCCAAATTGCTAAACTATTTCCTAATGCGCCAGGATATTTAGCAACGAATAATTGATCTGTAAAATTTCCTTTTATGTTGTCATAAGAATGACTTGTACCTTCAGCGTTATCAACCCTGATTGCTGTTCCAGCATCATTATCTCCAACAACACCATTACGTGCTGAGTCTAAAACATTTCTTACAACAATCAAGTTGTTAGAATATGAAAGATAATTAGATGCACAAAACCAAGTTCTTGCGACTGTATCATTTGGTTCACCAAATGTTTTTCTTAATTCTTCTTCTCTTGTAATTGTTGTGCGTTCCATAACTGGGCCCCATTGAAAAGAACCAGCGATTGCTCCGATGCTTGTTGCAACATTAGGAACTACGGATGTTAAATCAGTTTCATTGATTTGAACTCCTGGCGATACTTGAAATGCCATTTTAATTCTCCTTTTGCAAATTAGTTACATTTTTTATATTAATATATTTGTCATCAAATAAAATATAATATAATTTTTACTAAGAAACTGTTTCCCAAATCGTCCCATCCGAATCCACTTCATACTTATCTTGATTTAAACCATTATCAATAATACCAAAAGGCGTTGTTAAATCTTCCATTTGACTTAACTGATTTTTATATAAATTATCTCTAATATTTAAATTTGCCAACTCTTTAAAATATTGTTGATCTACTAACCACGCAAATAAAACTAATGTAATTACTAAATCATCATTTGTTCCATCTTCGCCTGCATAGGACTCGCCTTGCGAGATAAATGTTGTTAGTTCTGATATAACATCATAGTCGGTAAACAAAAGTTTGTTTTCTTCTATAAGTGATTTTAAATTAGAACAACCAATCTTTTTCATAGCCTTTGTTGTTCTAACACCAAAATAAGAATCTTTCTTTGCCCCACCACTAATTTGCTGACCATGCCTCCCATACCATGAACAAGAATACAAATGTTCGTACTCTAAATCATGGTGAAGCACATCAGC